GCCGCTTGCGCGGCTGTCGGGAGATAACATCTCTCCGGCTAGTCTCAAAGGACTGCTGTCACTCCATAGTAATATACTACGGTGTCTGGAAGGATCCATTCTTCCCCATCGTGGCGTGTTGCTGTGCCACTTGTACGTTGTGGAGGGCCTATGGCTACTCGTAAACAGAACTACGGGATCAAGACGGTGGCAAATCGCGATCGCTTTGGTAACGTAAGTTACCAAGAGATAGCGACCTACTATCTTGATGTTCAATCCGTGGATCGGGGTACGAGACCAAGGCCTCTGACCGATACGAGAATGCTCGTCCGGCGACTTGAAAACAACACTGGCATCTACACCGGAATTCCGGATACGTTGTCAGCGGGTAAATCAGGTCTCGTTGGGTTTGTGTTCTCCTCTTGGTTGCCTAAGACGATTACTGGAGGTACTGGCGGTGCAGCAGGCGAAAGCTCTGCTGTTAACCAGGCACTCTCTAAGTTCGGCTCGGGTTCTTTTAACGCTGCAGTCGCCTTGGGCGAGTCGCGAGAGACCATTTCTATGGTCGCCTCTACAGCTCGCCGTTTGGCTGCTGCTGCGTTGGAAATCAAGCGTGGTCAGTTTTCGAAAGCAGCGGATACGTTGTCTACCGACTTAACAAGGCGGCAGGCAGCGAAACTCCGTGGTCTTCGACCCACCGAGCGCTTAGCAAACGGTTGGCTTTCCTACCATTACGGTTGGAAGCCGATTATTAGCGACGTGCACGGCTCGGTTGAGCAATTCTCGAAAGAGATAAAAGTCGGGCAAGAAGTCTATGCCGGTGTTGGACGATCGCCAAAGGACGTGAGAGCGGATCTTGATGCTAAGTATCCGCCTCGCGACCAAGCGTTCGAACAGCAACCTGGACGAAACTTCACTCGACCGCCAACCAAGCCCCGCGTTACCATTCGAGGGACAGTCGCGAACGCGAACCTCCGTTCTCTACAAGAGATGGGTGTTCTCAATCCGGCGTCAATCGCGTGGGAACTGTTGCCGTATTCCTTTGTTGCCGACTGGTTTTTAAACCTTGGCGACTACATTGGGAGTGCGACTGCAACTGCGGGTATGGGTAACGTACGCGCCTGCGTAACTGGGTCTTCGTACACAGAAACGTGGGTCAACGGCATACTGATGACTAAGGAAACGTATATTGACCGGAAACCAATCCCGGCCAGTCCGCAATTTCCTGGGCCATCTGTTGCTGGTCTCTCTCACGAGAGGTTAGCGAGTGCCATATCCTTGTTAGTCCAACGTTTTCGGTAATCCCTACCGATTCCTTTATCACCTGAGGTGAATTATGGCAACCTTTGCCAATATCGTAATCAACGACGGACAGGCCGCGCCTGTTGCACATACCTTTGCTGTTGCTCTGCGCCGTGAAAATCTGCTCGAATGGCATGACCGTTCGGCAGGCACGATCGCTGGCTTTAAGAAGATCAGTCTTTCGACTGGCCTTTCCAGCAATGGTACGTACAAGTGCACCATTAAGGTGCTCGACCCGAAGTTGGCTGTGACGGCTCCTGCCTCCGGTTCCGGCATCCAGCCGAACCCGGTAGCTGCCTACACCTGTCTGGCGAAACTGGAGTTTGTCGAACCGAACGGCTCCGACTTGCAGGCTCGTAAGGATCTGTTGGCTTATGTAACCAACCTCCTGTCGAACACGCAGATCGTCGAAGCAATTCGCGACATGGCTCCGCCGGTCTAACAGACCCGGCACTCTCTAAACTCAGTTTGAGGTAGTTTCCATGAAACGACTCAGTCGTTCCAAGAGGACTGTTAAGTCTGTCCTCCCGCAGGTTGTACGTAGCGTATGTCGCGCGGTCGATTCTCCGAGGTCATTGGCGGTGTGGCTGCTGTATAGTAGCAATGAACACACTCAGCTTCTTGATCTTAAGATCGATCCCGCGATGTACACTAATGCAGATGAATTTGGTGATGATTATCTTGTCACCAAGTTCCTGTCGAAGTACCCGCACCTGGAAACAGGTATTGATACTTCGGCAGTTGCCGTTCGCACTTTTAAAGAGTGCGAAGCCCAATGTCGCGAGACGAATTGGAGAGTTACTCGGAATCCCGAAAGGGCGCACGAATCCATCCTGGACACAGCGCGTAAAATTATTCAGAGTATACTTCCTGATTTATCAGACGACAACGATCGATCCAGGACCCTCGAACGCATCTTTGCGGATGCTACTTGGGGACCCGGCGTCACGTCTTCGGTCAAGGGCGGCCACGTGTCCGTGTACAATAAACTCCAGGGCAACCTGGACGCTACTGCGGATTTAATCGAGCTTGGAATCGCCTCCATGGTGATGTCCATACCTGCTTGGGGAGCTTTTCACTCCTCAGCCGACCCGGCGAAAGCCGTGAGCGTGACGAAAGTCAGCGGGAACTCGATATGCTTCGTACCGAAAAATGCTAAAACTGACCGGCCGATTGCCGTCGAACCCCACTTGAACTCAATGGTTCAGTTAGGGATCGGTAAGCAGTTCCGCCGCGCTGTTCGCAAGTTGGGGATTAACCTCAATTCGCAAGAGCGAAACCAGCACCTAGCGTACATAGGATCCAAATTTGGAACCCTTGCGACGCTTGATCTGAAGTCAGCATCTGATACGGTTAGCACCGCGATTGTTGATAAGTTACTTCCTCCTTTGTGGGGTAGACTACTGTCAGCGGTCCGCAGTCATAATTACCGTTTAGATGGTTCGTGGCATCACTACTATAAACATAGTAGTATGGGTAATGGCTACACGTTTGAGCTTGAAACGCTCATATTTGCTGCCATCTCACATGCCGTCTGCCAAAAGCTCGGCCTCCCTGTAGATCAAGTAAGCGTTTATGGGGACGATATCATTGTCCCCGTCGATGCTTACGCGACACTAGTTGAGGTTTTGCAATATGCAGGATTCACCACGAACTCCGAGAAATCGTTCTCCTCAGGCCCCTTCCGGGAGTCTTGTGGACACGATTATTTCGGTGGCAGCAACGTCCGTCCTTTCTTTGTCAAAGAAGAGATCACCAGTCATGAAAGCGTTTACCGATTGGCTAATGCTATCAATGATTATGCTCATCGCCGCTGTTCTGGCATGGGTCGTGATGGTCGTTTCTTCGATGCTTGGAGAGCTCTTTACCTATCGGTCCCTGAGGCCGCCCGTCACCGTTGTCCTTACGGACAAGGCGATAGCGGCTTCGCAGGAGACTTCGATGAATGTGCCAAAGACATCACCGCAAGGTGGTGCCGAGACACCCATCGAGTATCCTACCGTTCCAAAGGATTGGTATTCAAATCCCTAGGTCAGGTAAAGAGGAATGAGCACGTCACTGTGCTCAGCGCGTTGTGGGATATGGGCCGTTGTGAAGCGGATCCCAATCCCTGGAGTCAGGATGTTCCATGTCCTGACTCCATACGGACCCCTTTGGACCGTTCGTCTTACGACGTTCGAGCTGTGGGGGGATGGTACGAACGGGCTCTCGTATATTATGAGTGGCCCAACCGCGG